CCAGTAACCGTTTGGTGTTGGTGCGACAGTACCAACCCAGATGTAGGCCGAGCGGTCGGAAGGGTTGATCCACCACTGGCCGGCAAACTCAGGTGTTGGCGCAGTCTCGCTGACTTGTGCAATGCCATAGTCAGCAAGCTGCTGGGCGGTGACGCTGTTTTCAGAGAGAAACGCCGAATTGAACGTGCCAGTGGTGATCTTGCTGGCATCGAGGCTGGGGATGTCGGCTGCGTTCAGCGTGGCGCCTGTGGTGACGTGACCTTGGGCGTCGATCGTGACTTTGGTGAAGGTGCCGGTAGCAGCGCTGTTGGTGTGATTCAGTACGCCAGCGCCGGTGACGGTCAGACCTGTGCCGGGTTGGACTGCGCCATTGGTGCCGCTGACGGCAATTGGAAGGTCGGTTGCAGCTAGGGCGCGGAAGGTTGGACTTGCGGCTGATCCAGTAGTTGGACCAGCAAATACAGTGCCAGCGGTTTGGGTGTCGAGGGTAGTTGTGATCGTGGCGCTGAAGTTGTCGGGTTTTGTGACTGAGAACGTCAGCGGGGTGGTGTCGCTGAAGGTAATGGTCTGCAGGGCAGCGACTTGCTGCCAGGCAGCACCAGTCCACACGTAGTTGAGGCCGGTGTTGGTGTTGATCCAGCCTTGGCCCTCGAAGTCGCCGCTGCCGCTGGGGGCGTTGCCGCTCACAACGGTGCTGGAGTCAGCGGCCAGTTTGGGACCGGTGACGGAGGCGGCTCCGAGTTCGTCGGTGGTGACTGCGCCAGTGGCGATCTTGGCGGTGGTCACCGCGTCAGTCGCGATGCTCGCGGCGAAGCTGCCGGTGCCTGTGCCAGTTACATCACCGGTCAGGGTGATGGTTTGGTCGCCGGTGTTGGTGCCACTGGTGGTGCCGGAGTGGGTGCCGCTGAAGGTGCCATCCTGGGTGGCCAGGGTGCCAAGACCGAGGGTGGTTCGCTGGGCGGCGGCGTCGGCGTCATCCAGTAGAGCGCGGCCGGCACTGGTGCAGGCAATTTCTTCGACATCACCGGCGCCAGCGCTGGAGCGACCCAGCAGCTTGTCGGTGTCGCTGACGTTTTGGATCTTGGTGTAGGTGATCGCGTCGTCGGCCACCTTGATGGTGGTGACAGCGTCGCTGGCAAGGGCGGTTGTATCGACAGCGCCAGCGCCGATTTTGTCGACTGTGACTGCGTCGTCGGCAATTTTGCCGGTTGTGACTGCGCTGTCAGCCAGGGCTGCGGTATCAAGGCCCAGTGCGTCGACCTTGGCGGTGGTGACTGCGTTGTCGGCAAGTTTGCCGGTCGTGACTGCTAGGTCCTCGATGCCGGCAGTCGGGGTGATGACCTGCTGGAAGGCGCTGCCGTCCCAGATGCTGAGATAGCTGGTGGCGCTGTCGAGATGGCCTCGGCCCTCGAAATTATCCGAAACTGGAGCGGTCGGGCCGTAGTGGATGCTGGAATCGTCAGCCAGTTTGGCGGCGGTGATTGCGTCGTCGGCCAGTGCGGTGGTGCCGAGTTTGGTGACGCTGCTCTGGTTAAGCTTGACAAGGTCGATGCTGGAGCTGTCGGCCAGGGTGGCACCAGCCTCAAAAAGGTCCTTGGCGGTGACTTTCTTGGTTTCGCTGGCCGAGATGTCTACGATGGGCAGGACGTCAATCGCCGCGACGTCAGCCTCGGAGAGCTGGGTTAGCTGCGTAATTCTCTGGTCAGCCATGCGCCAGCTCCGGCTACAGCAAAGTCTTCTAGCAGTTTAGTCGGTGACTTCAGTGAGGAGGAAGTCAAGGTTTTGCTGCAGGCGCAAACGGTCGGTGTCTTCCTTGAGGATGTAGCCCGAGGGTTCACCAATCAAGAGCTTGATCTCGCCTGTGGTAACAAAGTCGATAGCGCAGTTGATGGTTTGGTCTGTGGTGACTTCAATTCCAGTGCGTGTGACCATCGCCTGGAACTCGTAGTAGATGTCTTGGACGCTAGGGTAGTTTTCGTCTTCGGTAAGTTGGAGGTAACAGTCAAACTCGCTGCCGATGTCCGTGCGGTTAATGAGTTGCAGCATCAGCAGCGGATTTTCCACTAGGCCGCTGTTGCTTGTGTTGAAGATGCAGTCGATCGAGCCGGAGCCACTGATCAGGCCAGCCGAATACATCCGCTTGAAGCGGTCGGACATAGTTGTGGTTTCCAGCGACTCGCGGTCGGTGTTGAAGCTGAAGCCTCGGACATCACCAAGGACGCGCTCCACGGAACCGTAGATCTGCACAGAGATCTCGATCGCACTGCCGGCAAAGGATTCGACTGGGTACTCGACGCTGCGGTCGTTGTTGATGGCAGCGCTGAAGGTTTCAAAAAGGCGGACACCGCCAATCGCATTGACGTTGATGTAGGCAACGACCTCGTTGAGTGTTGCGCCACCGCCGTCGGGCCAGGTGGAGCTGGGTAGGAAGTCGAGACCTCGGGCGTCTGTGGTGGTTATGACCAGTTGATCTCCGGTCAGCAGGTTTTCAACCGAGCCCTCAAAACCAACGCGATTTAGGACGGTGTTGACATCTGCAGGCAGAACTGAGCTGACGAATGTGCCAGCCGCCTTACGGCGAAGTTTGACCTTGCCGTACTGCCCTAGGAAGTACGTCATGCGTCAACGAGTTCGCGGAAAGGTCCGTCGACGGTGAACTGGATCGCCACTGAGGTCAGCTCACCGGTGGAGACCTGCATCGAAGCGCTCGTGATGTAAGCGTTGAAGGCGATGTCGTCTTTGATATCGCCGCTGGATCCAGGCGTTTGGCCGATGCGGAGGATGATGCCAACGCGATCAGACTCAGTGACGCCTGCTGACGTTGTTTTCATCAGCTTGTTCAGAAACTGATCGAACTGAACGCCGGGCTCGGTGCTGGTGGTGCCTTCGCGGCGGTAGTACAGGACGGTGGCGCTGCCGGTCGAGCTGACAGCTCCAGGGGTATAGCTTTTGACGGCTGTGTCGACGGTGGTAGTTTCTAGCAGTTCCAGGCTGGTTTCGAGGGACCAGTCGCGGAGCTTAAGGGCTTGCTGAGTGCTGGACGGCGTCACGGCACCGGAACCAGCAGTGGTGAGGTACAACGCACCAGTGCGCCCGGTGAAGAAGGCCATGACAGGCGTAGCTTGATGGGATCAGTCTAGCGTTGGATAGTAAAGAGGTTGTCTGAGAAATCTGCGATCAAGGAGTTGTCGCTGGCATCACAAGGAAAAATCGTGCCACGGATGGTCACTTCGCCCTCTTCGTCCATCTGGACTTCATTGACGCGGTAGACGCGGCGGGTTTTTACTTTGGTACCAAGAACGTACAAATGCCCTTCGCGGGATGCCAGTGACGGCGCAACGCCATTGCTGACTGTTGCTGTCGTTCGCACCACGCCACCGCCGCTTTGGTACAGCAAGAACGAGTAGCTGCCGTTACGGACGATATTGTCCACTGGAGCGTTCAGCTTGCCGCCCGGTCCGATGACGCCAGTCGTGATGCCGTCCCAGGCGTTGTGGCCGATGTCCACATAGATGTATGCGCCAGGGGAGATGGGACTTGTGGTGGGGAAGGTTTTGAACTCGATGGCGGACCGGACGTAACGTCTGGTGTTACACATCAGTTTGCCGAAAAGAATCGCTTGGGCTTCGTTGGTGACGAAAGCGGAGGCGTCGAATGACTGGAGGATGGCGTTGGCCGGATTCGTGTCCTTGCGCTGGATGGTGATCGAGCGGTTGACGGCAAAGGTGCCGTTGCTGTCCAGCGAGCGGTAGATGATGGTGGCGATGATGTCTTGGACGTTCGAGTCGTAGTCCAAGAACTCTTCTTTGTAGCTGTCTTCGAGGATGTTGCCTTGGTTGAAAAGGGCGGAGACTTGGATTTGGCGTTGGATTGCGCCAGTTGCTTGGTTGTACGGGATGCTTGGGATTAGGGTTTCGCGGCCGCCCATGCGGGCAAACTCCAGCAGGCTGAAGGGGGCGTTAGACGCCCAAAAGCTGCGCCAGTTTTGGCGATCAGCGATGAGAGTATCCATATACAGGTTGTTGGCGCGGCAAAAACGCTTGGTTATCGCCAGCTGGCGGATGTCGATGCCGTTGATCTTGGCGTAGTTGCCGATGCCGTCCTGGGTGTCGAGGATGGTGTCGAGGAAAATGTCCGGTGCAAAACTGGTGGGACCGTCTGGATTGGTGGGGTAGTAGCGATATGTTGCGCTGCCCCAGGCATTTCCGCGTTCGTCGTTGCCAGATGTGCGGATGCGACGCACGGGTTTGCCGCCTGTGACGAAGGCGGAGAACGAGCGCATGTCCTGCAGGCTTTTGCCGCTGAAAACGTTGAAGCCGATGAGCGCCAGGTTGGAATACAACGAGGATGTAAAGTTTTGCGTCAGTTGTTCGCTGACGGCGGTGATCCCTAGTTCGGGGCCGCGCTCGAAGGAGGTTTGCAGCTGCGTATCAGCGTCAAGGCTATACCAGTCCCATTCGTTAGTGCCGTTGGGTGAGTCGTTGAGTGGAGGCAGACCGCTGCGCTGACTATTCTGGATGAAGCCAGTGAAATACAAAGCTCGTCCGGAGCCGAGATCCAGCGGTGCAGCATTGCCGGAATTTTGTAAGTAGAAATACCGGACTAGACCATTGGCCTGCCGCATGAAACTGTGTTTGGCAATCTCGGCGAGTGGATCAGTCACGGGTTCCAAGCGGAACTGCCAGTTTTGTGGTGTTGAGCCGCCATTGAACTTGATGTAGATGAAGTTGTCTTGTTCTGCGGCACGACGGACAGCAAAGATTCCAGGGACAGTGCTCCAGTTGCCACCGGCGACGCGGTAATGCATCAAGAACATGGATACACGCTGTTGGATGCCGTTATCGCTGATGGCGTAACCAGCGCGGCGTTCACTGCCGTAACTTTGTTGCCTGCCTGAGATGCGCCGATAAACCTGCGCTTTGATGGCGATGTCAGCGATATTGCAAGGCGAGACAGTTGTGTACGACGCCTCTTCGACGCGGGTGATTGCTTTTAAGTAAAACAAGTCGTCGCTACCGACTGTTGCTAATGACTGCAACTCAATGAACTGACGCAGCGTAGCTTTTTCGGTTTCGGTTAAGTTTCGTACGAAGCTGTAATAACGTACAGTAATGATCATCGGTGCGCCACGGGCATAGCCTCCGTAGCCAGTGCGACTAGCCACTGTCCATATTTGACCGGAGCGCAGCAAATCGCTTGCTGTGCTCACAACAAATTGCTGCCCGCTAGGCAAGCCTGACAGTGAAGCACCCGAAGAACTGTCT